AATATGGAACAGGTAATAAGTATTACCTTAATGGAGAGGCTAATGTTGTCTTATACTTACAAGAAGGCAACACTTACATATTTGATCAATCTGATTCAACAAACGAAACACACCGTATTGCTTTTTCTACAACAGATAATGGATCTTGGGGTGGAGGAACTGAATATACAACCGGTGTAACAGTAACAGGAACTGCTGGAACAGATGGAAAAACAACTATTAATGTTGCACCAGTAAGAACAACAGGTGCGCCTCTATTATTTTATTATTGTGTTAATCACAGTGGCATGGGTAATGTTGCTCAGACAGTTTCACCCACATCAGAAGAAACAGCTTTTAATCCGCAGATAGATGATATTATAGAAGAAGCATTTGAGAGAACCGGAGTTAGAGGTGCAAGAACTGGTTATCAAATAAAATCTGCAAGAAGATCTTTAAATATATTATTTCAAGAATGGGGTAATAGAGGTATTCATCTATGGAAAGTAAAATTAGCTAAAGTTCCTTTAGTTGAAGGACAAGCAGAATATAATTTTGCATCTGACTCTACAAATTTTCCAGAAGATATAAGTGATGTATTAGAAGCATATTATAGAAATAATTCTGATGCAACTGCACCGCAAGATATAGCTCTTACAAAAATAGATAGATCACAATATTCACAGACACCAAACAAATTAGCTAAAGGTACACCATCACAATATTATGTAGAAAGAAAAATTAATCCAAGTATATTTTTATACACAACACCAAGTTCAAGTGTATCTGATGCAACAACACCAAGTAATTTTCAATTTTGTTTTTATTATCTATCTAAAATTCAAGACGCAGGAGCTTATAATAATACCTCTGACGTAGTAAATAGATTTTATCCTTGCATGATGTCTGGTCTTGCATATTATTTAAGTCAAAAATATTCACCAGCCATGAGTCAAGAATTAGAACGTAGATATGAGAGTGAATTGTTAAGAGCTCTTGATGCAGATAACCAAGGCACATCTACTTTTATTTCACCGCAAACATTTTATGGAGATGGAGTATAATGGGTAAATACGCATCAGGAAAATACGCATATGCAATATCAGATAGATCTGGTTTAAGATTTCCATATGATGAAATGGTTAGAGAATGGAATGGATCATTAGTTCATTTTTCTGAATATGAACCAAAGCAACCACAACTGGAACCAAAACCAGTTGGTTCTGATCCACAAGCTTTGTTTAATCCAAGACCACAACCTGCATCTAAAGCAAGTTTAATACTTTTAGATTCTAATCCTTTTACAACTGTAATTTATAGTGGCACAACTTATGTAAATGTTTTTTCAGAAGATCATCAAAGAGCAGCGGGTTCTATAGTTAGATTTAGAGGCCCACCGGAAGTAATTGTTGCGGGTCCAGGCGGTGCTAATCCAGACGATACTCCAAACTTACAACAATTTCAAAACATACCTACATTTGATAATGTAAGTGATTTAAACAATGCGAATGGTTTTACTATTGCGTTAGGACAAATAGATTCTTCAGGTAATGTTACAGGAGCTACAACGACAGATTCTTTAACAGATCCAATAAATTATTTTTATATAACAAGCACTAGTAATGCAACAACAGGTGGTATATCAGGTGGTGGAGCAAACTGTTCTGCAGGACCAGTAACATTAGAGGTAATTAATTAACCATGGCATATACTTTAACAAATTTAAGAGATGATATTAGAAATTATACTGAGGTTAGTAGTAATGTTTTAACTGATTCAATTTTAAATAATATAATTAAAAATGCTGAAAATAAAATTTATAGAGCAATAGATACAGATCAAAGTGTTTTCTATGCAACATCTAATGCTATTGTTGGAAATAGGTATGTAACTATCCCAGATAATCTTAGAGCTATCAGATATGTTCAATTTAAAGATCAGGATGGTAATCAATATTATCTAGAACAGAGAGACACTAGTTTTATGTCTGAATATTACTCTACACCTAGCACACAAGCTGTAGATATACCAAAATATTATGCTAATTGGGATGAAGAGTTTTGGGTTGTAGCACCAACTCCCGATAAAACTTATGAGATAACACTTGCTTATGATAAGGAACCAGAAACTATAACAGATACCACTTCTACACCTGCTCCAGCGACAGTAGGGACTTATCTATCAAATAAATATCAAGATTTACTTTTGTATGCATGTCTAGTAAATGCATATGGATACTTGAAAGGTCCGACAGATATGTTACAATACTATCAAAGCCAATATAATGAGGCAATAGAATCGTACGCGCTTGAGCAAATCGGGCAAAGACGCAGAGACGAATATCAAGATGGTGAAGTTCGTGCTCAACTTAACGTTAAACCACCATCAAGTTATGGAAAATAAATAAGGAGAAAAAAACATGGCAAACATTATACCATTTAGTTTTAGAGGCGCACTTCTTCAGGGTCAGCATGATTTTGCTAACTCTGGTGGTAACACCTTTAAACTTTCTTTGTATACTTCTAATCCGTATACAACTGGAAGCACAGTTTATACGACCTCTAATGAAGTAAGTTCAGGAGGTGGTTCTAACTATTCTGTAAAAACATTAACTAATCTTGGAGTAGCTTCTTCAACAGCGGTGGCCTCTGTAGACTTTGATAATGTAACTTACAGTAGTGCAACCTTTACTGCAGCTTTTGCAGCTATTTATAATGGCGACACAGTTGATTCAGTTGCAAATAGATTAGTAGTGGTTTTAGATTTTGGTGGTAATAAGACAGCAACGAATGGTACATTTACCATTACGTTTCCTGATCCGACTACGCCATCTAATGCAATTATTAGTATGGCATAAGGAGAAAATTTATGGCGTTAGTTATAAATGATAGAGTAAAAGTAACAAGCACAACTACAGGCACAGGTGCATTTGCACTTGGGTCAGCTGTAACTGGTTTTGAAACTTTTGCACAAGGTATAGGAAATAACAACACAACTTACTATTGTATTTTTAATCAAGGTACAAGTGAGTTTGAAGTTGGACTTGGAACATTAGATGCTTCAAGTGCAAACATAACAAGAGGATCAGGAGCTACAATTTTTAGTAGTTCTAACTCTGATAATGTTGTTGATTTTAGTGCAGGCAC